AAGTTTACGTAAAAAAAGAATATCTATACGATCATCAAAAAGGCCATGGCGAACTTACTCCTGGAATATGGATATCAATCAGAAGTATAATGGGTAAAGCATTGTACTTCGAAACTCTACTCACAGACTATGGTGCATTGTATGACAAACTTCCTATATCAGCATTTGTTTGGAAGGAAGATTACAATAAAGATGATCAACTACCATTAGACACACTACAAATTTGGGACTGCTTTGATTATGATATCACTGTAATTAAAAAACCTATGTTAGCAAACTGTGAATTTTTTGGCAAAGATAAAAAAATGCACAAGGGCGAATATATGTTTACACTTGACACGTGTCATACACAACATTCAACTATTGATATAAATTTTTCAGAGCATGATCCAGAACACAAAACATTTAACATAATAAAATTAGACAACGGTCAATTTGCCGCACAACCAAATAACAGAACTGTATTCACAGATCAAAGTTTGGTACACCCGGAAAAGAAAATACCAGATTTCAAAGTATGCACTCAAAATTATACAGTTGAAAACACTCCAAAATGGGCAGTAGGTCATACTGATGAATGGCAATACAAAACCAAAGACGAAGAATCCAAATAATACAGCCAGATACAGATAAACCAAAAGTTGTTAAAGTTAAATAAAATTAACTTGACATTGTTAGTACACGAGTATATAATTACACAATTAACTAGGAGAATAAAATGTCTGATAGAACATATGGACCGGACGAAAAAGCAAAACTGGAACGTTTGGTTAATGAAGGCGCGACAGTTATGCAAGAAATTGAAGATTTACAAACAGGCTTAAGAGATACAGTAAAGGCAATAGCAGAAGAATTAGAAATCAAACCTACACTTATCAATAAGGCAATTAAAATTGCACATAAAGGTGACTGGCAGGCTCATGCTGATGCTTTTGATGATCTCGAAACATTGGTGGTGACAGTTGGAAAAGACAAATAAAGATATAACTTTTTATCTAAAATGGTTAGCAACAACGGTGTTGATAATCGGTACTGCTATTAACACGCAGAAAGAACTTTATCCTTTGGGACCTTTAGTACTTGCCTGTGGTGGACTTATATGGTTAGCGGTATCAATTATGTGGAAAGAATGGAGTCTTATAATTACTAATTCTATTCTTGCACTAGTTGGTATAGGTGGAATCATAATTGCATGGTAAATGAGTCAGAAAAGAAAAGAATAGATAATTGGTTAGACAAACATTTAAAAGAACTTTCAGCACCAGAAGATGGTTCAACTGCAAGATGTCCTTGGGCATACAGTTCAAAAGTTCCAATAATTCATACAGACCAATATATGGATATCATGAAACACATGATAAACTTTCCGTATGATGACGGTGTGCATGGACTATTGATAGTACTACATGGTGTAAAAGACAGAAACGAAGGACAAGATTTAATTGGATTATGCAAGACACCTTATTTTACAGAAAGAGATCTGTTGTTTATTGAATACAATTACGACCATTATAAAAATGAATTGAATGATCCAACTATTAGATTGTTTATAATACAAAGGCTAACAGAAACCAAAAAGGCAAGTGAAAAACTATATAAAACGGATTATTATAAAACATATCCACATAATATGGTTTTTAGAAAGATAAGAGAAGCAATGGACGAAAAACATTTTTTTGATACACCGAAAGGATCTAAATATTGATTTACATGGTTGACATCGACGGAACGATATGTTATACTAAAGGTAATAATTATGAAAGCAGTGAACCAAGGTATGATCGTATTGATAGGCTTAACAAATTATTTGATGAAGGCAATGAAATACACTATTGGACGGCACGTGGTGCCAAGTCTGGTAAAGATTGGACAGAGTTTACTGAAAGGCAATTAGGCGAATGGGGAGTCAAGTCAACAAGCATAAGACTAGGCAAACCACATTATGATAAATGGATCGATGATAAAGCCATCGATGCAGAAGAGTATTTTAAGTAAGGTACAAACGGCCATAAACGTTTATTTGGTATTTGTCAGCCACAAATGACATATAGGAGAAGTAATGAGTTACGTAGACGCATTTTTTAATCGTGAAGCAGATCAGATACAGGTGGTCGAGCGTCGTGAAGATGGAAAAAGACACTTCACAGAATATCCAGTAAGATACACATTTTATTATGGTGACCAAAGAGGAAAGTATAAAAGCATTTATGGAGATCCTCTAAATAAGATATCTTGTAAGAATACAAAAGATTTTAGAAAAGAACTAGCAATAAACAAAAACAAGGATCTGTTTGAAAGCGATATCAATCCTATATTTCAATGCTTATCAACAAATTATCTTAATCATGATGCTCCGAAACTTAATGTAGCATTCTTTGACATTGAAACTGACTTTGATCCAGAACGTGGCTTTGCTGATCCAGGTGATCCATTCATGCCAATTACTGCAATCACTGTACACTTACAATGGTTAGATAGTCTTGTTACACTTGCAGTTCCACCTAAGACACTAACAATGGAACAAGCACAACAACAAGTAAAAGACTTTCCAAACACACATCTATTTACTGACGAAGCAGATATGCTTAAAACTTTCTTAGATTTAATTGATGATGCAGATATTATTTCAGGTTGGAACAGTGAAGGATATGATATTCCTTATTGTGTAAATCGTGTTGCTAGAGTATTAAGTAAAAATGATACAAGACGTTTTTGTCTTTGGGATCAACTTCCTAAGAAAAGAGAATATGAAAAGTTTGGAAGAACACTTGTCACCTATGACCTAATAGGTAGAGTGCATTTAGATAGTTTAGAATTATATCGTAAATACACATATGAAGAAAGACACACTTATAGACTTGATGCCATTGGAGAAATGGAAGTTGGCGAAACAAAAACTGTGTATGAAGGTACACTCGATCAACTTTATAACAATGATTTCAGAACGTTCATTGAGTACAACAGACAAGACGTTGCACTACTGGACAAGTTGGACCAAAAACTAAAGTTCATAGATTTATCAAATGAACTTGCTCATGCAAATACTGTTTTGCTACAGACCACAATGGGTGCAGTTGCAGTTACAGAACAAGCGATTGTAAATGAAGCACATAGACGTGGTATGCAGGTTCCTAATAGACCAAGACGTGATGAAGAAAATACTGCGGCCGCAGGTGCTTATGTAGCCTTTCCAAAGATTGGTGTACATAAGTGGATAGGTAGCATGGACTTAAACAGTCTATATCCTAGTGTTATTAGAGCATTAAATATGGATCCAGCAACTATTGTTGGACAACTACGCCCTGAACATACAGAAAACTTTATTTCTGAACAAATGAACTTGAAAAAGAAATCCTTTGCAGGTGCATGGGAAGGTAAGTTTGCAACACTTGAATATGATGCAGTAATGGAACAACGTAGAGATGTCAGCATCACTGTTGACTTTGAGAACGGTGAATCAGAAGTAATGAGTGGTGCACAAATTTACAAAATAATTCATGATAGCAATAATCCATGGATGCTCAGTGCTAATGGAACTATCTTTACATATGAACATGAAGGTGTTATTCCAGGACTTCTAAAACGTTGGTATAGTGAACGTAAAGAAATGCAAGGAATGAAGAAGAAATCAATTGATGCAGGCAACAAAGCAGAAATAGAATTTTGGGATAAAAGACAACTTGTTAAAAAGATTAACCTAAATAGTTTGTATGGTGCTATCCTTAATCCAGGTTGTAGATTCTTTGATAAACGTATTGGTCAATCAACTACACTTACAGGTAGAGCGATTGCAAAACATATGAGCGCCGAAGTAAACAAAGTTATCACAGGAGAATATGACCATGTAGGAAAAAGTATAATATATGGTGATACTGACTCTGTTTATTTTAGTGCATTTCCGATTCTTAAAAAAGAAATAGAAGCAGGACAAATTCCTTGGACGAAGGAAAGTGTTATACAACTTTATGATCAAGTGTGTGGAGAAGCAAACAAAACATTTGAAAAATTTATGCATAAAGCATTTCATTGCCCTAAGAGTAGAGCAGAAGTAATTGCGGCAGGTAGAGAAATTGTTGCGGAGTCTGGTTTGTATATCACTAAAAAACGTTATGCGGCATTGATATATGATGATGAAGGAGAACGTAAAGATGTAGATGGCAAGCCAGGTAAAGTAAAAGCAATGGGTCTTGATCTTAAACGTTCAGATACTCCTGTGTTTATGCAGGACTTCTTGAGTGAATTATTGCTTATGGTGTTGCAAGAAAAAGGAGAAAAAGAAATATTAGATGCTATTGCAAAATTTAGAACAGAATTTAAAAAACGTCCTGGTTATGAAAAAGGGTCACCTAAACGTGCAAACAAAATAGGACATTATCAGAAACTAGAAGAACGCCAAGGTAAAGCAAATATGCCTGGACACGTTAGAGCAAGTATTAATTGGAACACACTTAAAAAAATGAATGGCGACAAATACTCACAAGAAATTGTTGATGGTATGAAAGTTGTTGTATGTAAACTTAAAAAGAATCCATTAGGATATACAAGTGTTGCATATCCAACTGATGAATTACATTTGCCTGAATGGTTTAAGGAACTTCCTTTTGATGGTGAAGCAATGGAAGAAACAATCATTGATAACAAACTTGGGAATTTGATTGGTGTTTTAAGTTATGACTTAGAAAGCACTAAACAAAAAAATACGTTTAACAGTTTATTTGACTTTGGAGAGTAATATGAAACTAAAAAAAGTAAGAAACAAATTTGAAAGAAAGTTAGATGAATACAATCACACTATGGAGTTTATTAGAACAATAGTGCCGATTGCTGTCTTAGTTCTACAAATTGTAATTTTAATAAAGTTGGTATAGTATGGCAACACATGGAATGATAGATTTAGAAACATTAGGTGTAACTAATGATTGTGCTATTCTGACAGTAGGAGCAATTAAGTTTGATCCATACAGTGATACTGAACCACATTCAGGATTATATCTTAGAGTAAACGTAGATGAACAAACTGAACTAGGTCGAACTGTAGATGACAACACATTAGAATGGTGGGGCAAACAAGATCCTAAAATTAGAGAAGAAGCACTAGGAGATAATGATAGAGTAAGTGTTAATGAACTTTTAAAACAACTTAATAAATTTACAGTTGGTTGTTCTGAATTATGGTGTCAAGGACCATTGTTTGATTATGCGATACTAGAACATCTTTATAAACAAATGGGACAACCTTTTCCTTGGAACTTCTGGCAGATCAGAGATAGTAGAACTGTGTTTAGTATGATGCCACAAGATCCACGTAAAGCAATTCAAGAAGAATTGCATAATGCATTAGCAGACTGTTACTATCAAGCAAAGTGTATTCAGTCTACTTTTAAACACTTTGGAGTTAAAAAATGAGCGATAGGACAAAAGAAGAAATTATAGAAAATATTAATCACATAGTTGCTAACAATATTCAACCAGGAGTAGAAATGCATGGTGGTGTTGTTAAGTTAAAAGACTTTGACATGGAGACAGGTGTTGCACTTATGCTTATGAGTGGTGCCTGTAGTGGTTGTGCAAGTAGTTCAGTAACTTTAAAATTAGGCGTTGAAAATATGTTAAAACATTATGTTCCAGAAGTAAATGCAGTGGAAGGTGTAGATGATCCAGAATACAATGATCCTTATTATAAAGAGATGCCTGCATACAACAGTTGGGAAAATCCTGGAAAGTCATATGATGAAATGTTAGATGAGATGGAACAAATAGAAAAGGAAGACAAGCCAAATGAAAATGATGGATCCTAATTTAATGGTACAACAACAGGTCGATAATCTATGGCAACACTTTGTAGGTGTTATTTGTTTGAACCAAACAGGAAGAATGCAAGTGAAAAGAGTATTGCCAGAGTTTTTTGATAAATGGCCTACTCCAGAAGCATTTTTAAAAAGCAGAAAGTCTACTGTAATAAAAGTAATTAAAAGTTTAGGATTTTACAATAGACGTGAAAATATAATAAGGCAAATGACCAAAGACTTTTTAACTTGGGACGGAGAAGATGCTACAAAATTATATGGTGTGGGAAAATATGGTTCAGACAGTTACGAATTATTTTATAAAAAACGTATTCCTGAAAACGTAGGTGATCATGAATTACAACGATATATTAGAGAAGAGTTTAAATGAAAATATTACTAACAGGTCATAAAGGATTTTTAGGCACACTATTAACAAAGTACCTAAATACTCATGGCCATGTGGTAATAGGTTTGGATAAAAAAGAAAGAAATAATTTATTAACTTGTAAACTTGATTGGGATATTGATATAGTAATACATCTAGCAGGTGAAAGCGGTGTACGTAGAAGTTTAACACAACCTAAAATTTATTGGGAAAATAACGTTCTAGCAAGTAAAAGATTATTTGATACACACAAGGATAAGAAAATTATATATGCAAGTTCAAGCACTGCAAAAGAACCAGAAAGAAATCCCTATGCACTTTCAAAACACATAGTAGAAGAAATGGCTCCAAAGAATAGTATTGGATTAAGATTTACAACTATCGTAGGTGGAGTTGGTAGAGAAGATATGTTTATACCAAAATTAATTAGAAATGAAGTGAAATATGCAAACAACCATTATAGAGATTTTATCCATGCAGAAGATGTCATGGAGGCAATAAGAATTCTTATTGATACTAACGTAGATGTACGTGGAGTTATTGATTTAGGAACAGGCAAGTCAACATCAATCCGAGAACTTGCCAAAAGGTTTTGTACCAACTATATAGAAACGGTTGGAGACAAACACGAGAGGATTGACAATAAAAGCAATCCAAAAGAACTTTGGGCGTTGGGTTGGCGTTCAAAAATTGATATCATAGATTACATCAGCCAAGAAAAGAACTTGACAAATGCTGAAAATCTAAATATAATGTAATATAGGAGTAAAGGCAAATGAAAGATATCTTACAAGACGTTGTTGCACATACACACAGTTTAGGCTTTTTGAATTTAGTAAAAGTTTCAAGTGATGATGCAACTACAAATATTGAGAGTATGGCGGAAGACCGTTCGGTTATTATGTCCGCAGTAACAAAAAACAAAGTTGGAGAGTTTACAGGCGTATTTGGTATGCCTAATTTAGATAAACTTGCACTTCATTTAAAATGTCCTGAGTATCAGAAGGATAGTAAAATAGAAGTGAAAAGTGCGGAACGTAATGGAGAAACTGTTCCTACACATATCCACTTTGAAAATGCAACAGGTGATTTCCAAAATGATTATAGGTTTATGAATAAACAAATTATTGAGGAAAAACTTAAGACTGTTAAATTTAAAGGTGCTAGTTGGGACGTTGAATTTAGTCCATCAATGGCTAGTATCCAAAGAATGAAGTTTCAAAGTTTAGCACACTCAGAAGAAACAGTGTTTTCTGTAAAGTCAGAAGGTACTAACTTAATGTTTAACTTTGGTGATGCTAGTACACACGCAGGTCAGTTTGTGTTTGAAACAAATGCTAATGGAGAACTAAAACATAGTTGGAGTTGGCCAGTAGCACAGGTACAAGCAATACTTGGACTTGATGGTAAATTATCAATGAAAATATCTGATCAAGGTGCTATGCAAATTACTGTTGATTCTGGAATGACAGAATACAACTACATACTGCCTGCTCAGTCTAAATAGGAGGTTTATGACTGAAGAAGAAAAAAGAATGTATGATAGCCATAAAGAGCATGGTGAAGATATGTCATACGAAAATGAAGGTGGTACTGTTACTATCTCATTAAAAGAATATGACAAATTACGAGAACGCCAATCATATATTACTGATAAAAGTTTAATTGGTATTATAGATAAAATTGAAGAACTTGTAAGAGCATTAAGAAAACATATAATAAGGACGGACTTAGATTGAATACTAACCTAACAAAAGAACAAAAGGACTACGCAATATTCCTGCCAGCGATAAGCGGTTTCTTTGCTACGTTTATAGGAAAGCAAAGACGTGAGGAATACGTAGATAAGACTAGGATACCTAGCAACTTTCCAAATGATGTAGAAAGTATGAATTGGTTAAATCCTAGTAAAAGCATCTTTGAATATAATTGGAGCCTTTACTCGGCCGGTCATGCTGAACTGGACGTAAACAAAGATGCACCTAAAGAACTTATGATCAGAGATAGAGATCGTAACACTTCTTGGTTGTTAGGTGATTCAGGCGGTTTCCAGATTGGTAAGGGTGTATGGGAAGGTGATTGGAAAGATCCTAACTGCCCTAAAGCAAAAAAGAAACGTGAACAAGTTCTTACTTGGATGGATTCTTATATGAACTATGGCATGATACTTGATATTCCTGCTTGGGTATCAAGATCACCTGCTGGTATTAAAGCAACAGGAATTAGTTCGTATCAAGAGGCTGTTGATGCCACACGTATTAACAATGATTACTTTATGAAAAATAGGAATGGTAATTGTAAGTTCTTAAATGTATTACAAGGCGAAAACCATGCTGATGCAGAAGACTGGTATCAGCAAATGAAAGATTATTGTGATCCTAAAAAATATCCAGGTACACATTTCAATGGTTGGTCAATGGGTGGACAAAATATGTGTGATGTTCATCTTGTGTTAAAAAGATTGGTTGCATTGCGTTTTGATGGATTGTTAGAAAAAGGTGTTCATGACTTTATGCACTTTTTAGGTACAAGCAAATTAGAATGGGCAACGTTACTTACTGACATACAAAGAGCAGTTCGTAAGTATCATAACGAAAACTTTACAATTACATTTGATTGTGCAAGTCCTTTCTTGGCAACTGCAAATGGTCAAATCTATTGTGAACTAGAAACAAGTGATAGAACTAAATGGGTGTATCGAATGGTACCATCAATAGATGATAAAGCATTAGCAAATGATACAACTGCATTTAGTCAAGCATTTGTACGTGAAGGTAAACACAGAAGTTTCTTAGACAGTCCTATTACTAAAGGACTTACTGCTAAAGATATCTGTATTTACAATCCAGGTGATTTGAATAAAGTAGGCAAAGAAGGAAAGACATCTTGGGATAGTTTTTCTTATGCTATACAAATGGGACACAATGTTTGGAGTCATATTAATGCAGTGCAAGAAGCAAATAGACAATACGACAAAGGAATCATTCCAGCAATGCTTGTTGAAGAGTCCTTTGACAGGGTTTTATTTCGAGACGTTGTGGAGGCAATATTCGCAACTGATAAGCGAGATGAAGCAGAAGCAGTAATTGAAGAATTTTCTAAGTTCTGGATGAGTATTATCGGAACTAGAGGAGCAACAGGCAAAAAAACTGTGAACGCAAGTACACAGTTTGCGAACCTTTTTGAGGAGGTAAAATAAATGGCAACAGGTAGATTAAGCAAACAAACAAAAGGTCTACAAGACTTACATAGGTTCTTAGATGAGAAGTCATCTGAGGTCGAACAAGAAAGACAAGGTGATAGAACTTGGAGCACCAAACAACATCTTGTTAATTTAAAAAAACAAAAATTACAGGTGAAAGATAAACTAGCAGGACACAAATAATATGAAACGTGAGTACTCAAGTGGAACAAGTGAAGATGTAATTTATTTTACAGGTTTTGAAGTAGAAAAAACTCCTGCCTTTGATAAAGACACATTGTTTGTTGTAGGTTGTAGACCTTTGGAAGAAGTTCTAGAACAAGCGAAAAAACATTATGTCGATCACATCTACTTGGGTGCTAACCAAAGTTTTGTTCCCAAAGAAGATTGGGAAGATCTTGTAAATGGATTATTAAAC